AACAAGGGAAGAAAGAATTAAAGCAAGCCTCTAATATTGCATCTACTGGTAATAAAATGGGAATGTCTGGAGGATTACAGGCAGGTTTAGGGGCAGCAAGTTCTATGCTTGGAGGATTATCTACTTCAGGACTAACTCAAGAACAAGCTTCAACAAGAGAGGGTATCCGCAGTGCAATCAGCTCTGCGGGCCCTATTGGAGCTATTATTGGAGCTGCTTCAGGAGTAGTAGATGCAATCGGTTCTGCAACGGGATTAAATTTAGATAATATTGATGCAGATGCTGCAAAAAGAGCAGGTATTAGTGGTAAAGCTGCCACTCAAGGTTTTATTAATAGTCTTCCTGGTGTATCAATGCTAGTTGGTATGTTTGGAGGAAAAACTGCAAAATCTTATAAATCTGCAGAAATTGATCAAATGACAAATGCCTATGGAGGATCAGTTGCAGATATTAATGCCGCTCAAGCATTAAGCGGTAAGAGAATGTTAGGAACTGGTAAAGCTAATAAGTTTATTAGAGAGCAAAATAGAGTTAATAATCTAATAACTGATATTAGTTTAGAAAGTAAACTTAGAAAATCTAATAGTGCTGGTGATACTTATTTATCACAAAATCAAAATAAGTATGCTGGTTATACTCCACAACTACTTCTATCTCGTAAAGGTATGAAATTTCCAGAACTTGATAATGCAAGATTATTGCTGCAAAAGTTGTCTAAGCCTATTCAAGAGCCTCCAAAATTTAAAGATGGAGGTAAACTAAATGTTATTGCAGAAGGATCTTTGCATGCAAGAAAGCATGATTTAGAAAAAACTAATCCAGAATTGAAAGGAGTTATTACTCATAAAGGAATTCCAGTAATTTCTCATAGTGAAGGAGGGGAAATTATTCAACATGCTGAAATTGAAGGAGGAGAATTAATTTTGAATAAAGATTTAACTGTAAAGCTTGAAGAATTATTTAAAGATGGTTCTGAAGAAGCAATGATTAAAGCTGGAAAATTATTAACAACAGCTATCTTACGAGATACTGAAGATCGCACTAAATCAATTATATAATGGATATTTTAGTAGGAAATAAGAAATACGATGTAGAGGTTGCAGAAAATGAAGAGGAAAGAATGAAAGGTCTTCAAGAAGTTATTGAAATGGATGACGATGAGGGAATGTTATTTATATTTCCTGAACCTCAACATGTAGACTTTTGAATGAAAGATACTGAGATACCATTGGATATAATTTTTATAAATTCAGATCTGGAGGTAATTTCAGTAAAACAAGGAGAGCCTATGTCCGAAGATTTTATAAGTGAAGATAATGTACAATATGTTTTAGAAGTAAATCAAAACTCTGGAATTGAGGAAGGGGATGATGTTATCTTAGATTATGAAGAAGATGACGAAGAGGATGAAGCTGCTAAAATGTATGTGTTAGGGAGTGATGGGCAGGCACAATATGAGCTTGTTGGAGGAGAACGAATCTTTAGCCGACCTAACACAAAAGTTCTTGTATCTAAAGCCAAAAAAGCATACAAAACAAAATCGGACTCAGATTATAAAGCTTTGGGAAGACAGGTTTTTAAATATTTAGAGAAGCAAAACTCAAACGAACCAGAATATACATCTTTGCCAGATAATGAATAATATATATGAAAGGAATCATTTATAGGTATACATCTCCTTCAGGTAAATCTTATATTGGACAAACTATTAATGAAAATAAAAGAAAGAGACAGCATATAGCTAATAGCAAGAATATAAATAGTAAATATTATCATTTGCCGTTTTATGTAGCTGTCAGAAAATATGGATTTGATAGTTTTAATTATGAGATTTTATATACTATTATTTCGGATGACCATGAATATGTACACAAAACTTTAGATAATATGGAAGTATATTATATTGGTAAATATAATAGTTACTATAATGGGTATAATTGCACAATAGGAGGTTCTACTCCAGGTAGCGGAAGTACCCATCCATCATATGGCAAAAAATTATCAGAAGAACATAAAGTTAAGTTAAAACAAAGTGTATCAAGAGTAGTATGACAGTTTGATTTAGACGGAAATTTTATTAAAGAGTACAAAAGTGCTGCAGAGGCAGAAAGAATAACAGGATGTGATTCATCCCAAATAATTTACTGTGCACTAAATAATAAAGGTACATCAAAAGGATTTCAATGACGAAATAAAGGTGTTTATCCTGGAAAGTATATTCCTGAGAAAAGAAAAATTGCAGGAAAGCGCGGAAAGGATAATAAAAAATCAAAAATTGTAGATAAGTATGATTTAAATGGCAACTTACTAGAAAGTTTTGATTGTTTAATAGATGTAGAAAGGAAATATAACTATAATTCTGGAACTATATGCCGTGCTATTCATAAATGCAGACCATATAAAAATTATATATGAAAATATAGATAAAGTAAAAGAAGTTTTTCTTTAAAAGGTACCAACTATCTTTTTGAATCTATGTATTTAAATTATTTGGATTATTTAAATAATATATGTAATTTTGGGAAGTAAAAGAGTATACGACAATATGTCTTTATAAAGAGTAAAACTAAATTATATTAATAAAATAACAATAAGTAATATGGCTTATATTAAGAAATTCCAAGAAGGTGGAGCCGCTCCTGCAGCTGCTCCCGCTGGTGCTCCTGCAGGTGGTGAGCAAGATCCTATTCAGATGTTAGCAGAAATGGCAATGCAAGCCTTACAAGGACAGGACTGCCAAATGGCTATGCAGGTTTGTGAAGGTTTCGTTGCTTTGATTCAGCAAGCTATGGGAGGTGGACAAGCTCCAGTTGGACAAGCTCCAGAAGGAGAACCTGTATTTAAGAAAGGTGGAAAAATTGCTGGACGTAAGAAATGCGGAAAGAAAGAGAAAGGCGGAGACTTAAATATCATTAAGAAGAAATAAATCTAACTAATGATTAATAAAGATAGAAGGGAGATTGTAAGTAGTCAATCTCCCTTTTTAAGTATAACACATTGATAAAATGGCACAGGTAAATATACAAAAACTCCAAGAGGGAGGGTCTGTAAAAAAATATGGGACCTTCACTAAGGATGGTGTGACATATCAAGTTGACGACGACTTTTTACAGGCTATGACGGCACACGGAAGCTCAATTGCTGATGGACGAGCTAGAGCTGATTATGGAGCTATTGTTAATGCTCTTAGATCTGGTGCCGATTTATCATATGATTCTAACACTAATGAGTTACGAGGTGATGTAAGTTTTAATAATCTTACAGATAGACAAAAAAGAAGAGTTGCGAGAAGAACTTCGAAAACTGGAGAAGGTATAGATAGATTATTTAATAACCGAGTAAATCAAGTTAAAGTAGCTACAGACGCTTTACGTAATTTTAATTATAATCAAACAGCTCCAGCTACTCGAAATACTAATCAGAGTGTTGATGTATCTCGAAGACTGTATTTAAATTATGAAAGAGATAAAGACGGAAATTTAGTTTTAGATGAAAACAATCGCCGAAAGTTTATTCCAGGAACTTATAATAGCGCTGTATTTGATAGGTTAGATTTTTTAAGAAATCTTGCTAATGAACAAAACATTGTTGATTGAAAAGGATATGAAAATCAAACAAAGGATGCATATTTACGTTTTATACAAAACTATAATGATTGAGATGGTTTAAAGCAAAGAATTAAAGATGGGTCTATCACTGATAACGATATTAATGTACTATCTCAAATAGGAATATTAGATAGAAACCAATCTTCAGATAATGAAGATAATAACGATAATGCTGATTCGAACGCTTCTAAGTGAGATAAGGATAATAATTTTACAGAAGAGTTTAGAAATAAATATAAAATATCATATGGTCCTAATGGAGAAATATTAACTGAAGGATTTGGATTAGACGGATATGGTTCAAATTGAAGTAATGCGTATTTTGGAGATAACTTTGCAGCTTTATATCCAGAATTAAAAAGATTCAAAGACTACATTCTTTATGAAGGACGATTATACAGTAAAAATGAATGAACTGATCCAAATTCTGAAATTCATCAAATTTTAAGTTCTCCTAGAGTTGATATTTTCAATAAAATGAGACAAAATCTTTTTGATCCTGTTCAGAATGGAAAATGGCAAGTACTTTGAACAAATAATCCTTTTACAAGATATAATTCTGAATTACAATACAATCCGTATTTTAATCAAAATTATAAAGACGATAATAATGTTTTGTATAGTTATACAACACCTTTATATCAAAACTTGCCTCAAGGAGTAACCGTTATGGATATAATTGATAAAAATACTCCTAGAAACGAATTTGGAGTTCCTACTTCTATATCTTCAGTTGGATTAGATCAAAACGGTAATGTTGTAGATCTTTCTGAATACGTTAGAGCAAATGGTTATAATGGTGAAGCAACAGGGGATGCTTTTTACTCTAGAATTCCTTTAACAGATAAAATTCTTGGAGGATATGTTTGAGATGATTTTGATGAATCTGGAAAATACAGTTTTGCTTACAATCCTGATAACCCAGAAATGGGATATTTCTACGATTCTGAAAATAATAAACTGTATCCTTTTCGTCAAGAGGTATTTCGTCAATTGTTAAATAATGATGGTTATTTATCTGCAGAAGAAATTAACCAAATTAAACACATGGATTGAGGAGCATTTAGACGTTGGTTAAATAGACATATAGGTCCTCTTGGAATGTATGAATTTGCAGGAGCTCGTCAGCCTGCAATTCCATATAATCGACAGGTTCCAAAACAACAAACAGGAGGATTAATTAATTGAATATCTCAGGATACTCCTAAAACGTCTCCAAAAGTTAAAGTCCGTGATGAAAAGAAAGCTGCAACTACTTCTCAAATTAAAAGCGGAGATTTAACTGCAGCTGATAAATGGCAATTAGGAGCATTAGCTGCAGATTTAGGAGCGTTAGTAGCTGCTATACCAACGGGAGGAAATCCTGTAGCAGCAGCTTTGGGAGTAGGCTCTACTGCAACTCAGTTTATTTCTGATGTTAAAAGAGATGGTTTTGATTTAGGTGATTTAGGAAATGCAGCACTAGGACTTGGATTAGATGCTATTTCTTTCTTGCCAGGAGTTGGAATAGCTGGAAAAGCAGCTAAAACAGCCAGAATAATTAAGAGAATCAAACCTTTACTAACAGCAGGTTTTTCTGCATTAGGTTTGTCTGCTGCTTTAAATTCTATTAATAAAGAAGGTGAATGGACTCTTGATGATTATAGAAATATATTAATGGGAGTTCAAGGCCTAATTGGAGGGAAAAGAGCTCTAGATAGAACAGTTGGGTATAAAAAGACTGGAAAAGTAGCAGATGTTTCTGAAAAAGTCACTCCTGAGAAACTAATTGATATTCAAAAGAAAGCTTTAGATGATGTAGTTTCTCAACATCCTGGAAAATTCAAAGAGAAGAAATGGTATGATACGAAAACTGGGAAGATTAACTATGAAGATGCCTTAAAAGATGAGGAAATTTTAGCAAATCTTCCAAAGAATAAATTATATCAAGAAGGTGTATCCAGAATTAAAGCCGCAACTAAAAATATAAAATCTTCTATATCTGATAGACTAACTGGAGATAAGCGAGAATTACGAGCTAGAACGGAAGAGGAATTGCCTTGGTTTTTGCAAAATAGATTTGGTCGTAGTTGGATGCGTGGAGCTCAAAACAGAGAATTTGGAAATGTAGTAGAAAGATTAGAAAATAGAGCCGATTTTAGAAAAGAATTTGATGCTCCCAGTATTAATGGACTTAATATTTTTGAAAGAGGATATAGAACTACAGGAGAACTTATTAATGGAGGACAAGCTTACTTTAATCCCTACTGGTTTCCTAATCCTATTCCAGCTAAGCCTATTAAAATTCGCACCGCCAAACCTAGATTAATGTTACCAAAAACTGCAGGTTCTTGAGTACAGTTACCTAATGATGGGGGAATGGTTTATAGACCTCAGAGTTTATATAAAAAAGGAGGCAAAATTCTTAAAGCTCAAGGTGGATCAAAATTCTTTGGTAAATCTATGGATAATCAAGGAGCTTATGGTTCCTTCGAGGTTGATCCTGTAAGTGTAGTGGCAAAAAGTACTTTTACAAGACCTACTATAAATCTTGGAAATAAGGTAGCTGGAGTTCAAAGAGATTCTAATCTGGAAGCTCAGAAGGAAAAGGCTCTTAAAAACATAAAAGCCAATACAGTAGTTTCTACTGGAAGTACCTCTAATGGAAGAGGCTTTTCGTTCAACCCTAAAAATCTATTAGATTTAGGTTCATTAGCAGGAGGATTAATTTCAAATGCTCGTCAGAGACGTGAGTTAGCAAGAGGAATCAGAGCAGCAGCTCAAGGTCAATTAAGATCTATGCCAACAGAAATCTATGCTCCATACACAGATATGGGAATTGCTCGTATGTATGGGGATAGAATAAAGGATATTCGCCAGTTTAAAACTGTCACAAGTGATCCTAATCAGGTAATGGCTGAAAGACTTATAAGAGATCAGCAAGCTAATCAATTGGCTAATGAAAGAGATACTAGATTATCTCAAACTATTAGTGAATTTAATGATAAGGATCTTGCTGCAAGAAGAGAATATGCTAATCAACGTACACAAATAGCAGATTACAATAGAGCAGTCCTTGGTCAAATGGAAAATATGTTAGCTCAAAATAAAGCTGCTAAGCAATTTACTGCTTGGAATCTACTTATTAATCCGTTTATTGATCAAAAACGAATGGATATAGTTATAGATCAACAAGAGGAACAAGTTGCTAAAACAGTTCGAGATAATCTTGCTTTACAACAAGATATGCAGAAAAAACTTATTGATCTATACAATTCTAAACAAGCTCAAGATGCATGGTTAAATGAAAAGAAAATTAATCCAAATTGGGAAACTGAATACGGTGATAGTGAAGCTGGACGTAGAGCATTCTTAGATAAATACTATTCTGGAACTATACAGAATATGCAAAATGATCTAATAATGAGAATGCAATTAAATGGATATCTAAATGGAAGAAATTGATTTACAGGAAGATATCGAACATTAACTATTCCAGAAAGCACAATTAAGGATTATTATAGACCTTCATCGTTTTATACAACTTTTGCGAATGTACATAAAAAAGGAGGAACAATAACAAAACGTTATAGAGATTTTGACGAACAATCACTTCTTGATAAAGCTAAAGATTATAGAAGAGCTGTTCAAAAAATGGATGATAATTTAATAAAGTTATTATTAAAAATGCTTTCGTAATGAAAATTCAAAAATATCAATATGGAGCTTCATATACTCCAATTTCAAGAGAAGTAATGGGACAGTCGCAGGGAGAACCTGCGACTTCTCCTTCTTCTGAAAAGAAAGACGATAAACTAATAGAACAAGAGATCATTAAAGTATTAGGAGAGAATGGAATTCCTACTGATGTTGATTATTTTCTAAGCCAAGCACAATCTTTCTTGCAAGATTCAACTAATATCTTCTCTGGAAAAAAGACAAATACAATGAGTCAATTAATTAGACTCAGATCATTAGCAAATAGATTACAACATAATAATGCACTATATAAAAATGCAACAGATAGAATTAAGGTAGAAAATACTGGTTCTGATGTTGCTATTTCCAATGATGGAAATTTATATGTGTATGATGGGGAATCAGTAAAGAAAGTTACTCCAACGGAATACAGTAAAAATCCAGAAGATTATCAAGTTTTAACTAATGCGGAACTAATACATCTAAGGGAAAGAGATCCTAATTTAAAATTTGATGAATCTATCCTACATGATTTATCAAATTCAATAGGAATGAAAACTATTATGGACCAAGTAATAGGTGCAATTAAAAAGTTCGGAACAAGTACTCGAAAAGGATACACAGTTAAGGCTGGAGGTCAGGTTCAAAGAGGATTAGAAGCATTGATGAGTTTAGGCCCTGATGGACTTTATGAAATAGAAACTTCTGATTCAAAAGCCGCCCAAGATATCAATTCTGCAATAATTTATTTATATAAAAACTTAAACACTAATGCAAAAAATGTGTTACGTGCTACAACAGCTGCAGAAGGTTTAAATCCAAGTGATGTGAATGACGTTACACGTATTTTAAAAGAAGCTTTATTTGAACATACAGATACTTCTATTAAAGTTAATGTTATTAAAGATCCAACTAAAGGTAGTGGTTCTGGAAGCGGTGATTCTGCAGGTTCACAAATTAAAGAAGTTTGGGGAGACTTTGTAACTAAAGATGGAGGATCATACAGAAATACGAATATAGTAATGCCAGGTGGTAATGTTAGTTTCAATGTTCCAGCTAAACACTATAATTTTATTGAAGGTAAAGAAAATACTGCTATTGATAATGTAACTTTAGGGGATGAGTCATTCAATAATTTAATTTCTAAAGGACTTATTGATACAAGAAGAACTTCTTATATTGGAGATTTACCTATAGATAACATGGCATTTGCTGGAAAAGACATAATTGTTGATAACACCCATGGAGGAACAGTAATGTATCTTCCAATTAAGCAGGATGGAGAACTAGATCTTAGTATGATGAAGCAAATGAGTGAAATTCAAGATCAGATTATAAAAAGTAGAATTACTAACACTGAAGCTAAGAAAAAGATCTGGGAGGACAATGGATTTACTTATAATGAGGCTTTAGATGTGGGAGTTCCTGTAAATGAAACTCTTGGAAGATATTGAACTCAAGTCGCTTACACTTCAACTGCTGCTAATTCCTTTAAGAATAAGGATTTAAAATCCTCATCTATGTTAAGTCCTGTAGATGATTCAGTTATTGAAAATTTAGGAAGTGCGTATAATCTTAATCCAAATAATAAGAATAAATCTAAGGTTGATTTAACTGCAGGATGGTTTGGAAAATCTTATCAGGGTATGCTATTTATCCCAATGCAAGATAATCAAAATGAGGTATTAGTCGCAGGAGGTGCTGCATACATGCCTAAACCAAACACTGATGTAATAAAAGCAAGACAAGATGCAGTTAGATTAGGAGGAGGATATGATTATGGAACAGGTTTATATAATAGAAATTTAGTGGGAACAACTGCTGGAGATTTAGACTAGAATATGGAAAATAATGCAAAAACAAATGATTGGTTTGCGTCAAGATTATTAAATGATGACAAAGACCCAGCTTTTCTTTTAACTGAAGGAATTACTCCATTAAATTCAAAAATGGAAACTCCAGAGTTTTATAAAACTAAAACTAAGGTTAAAGAAAGGTTCACAAAGGATAATGGAGATTTTGATGAGGATACCTTCAACAAATTTTATACTGCGATATCAAAGGAGTTTGAATACTTAAGTGCAATTGATTCTGAGAACTTTGTATTAGATAGTTATGAAAAATCAAGTTCCAATTTTACTACTAACTTTGGTAAAGTAAAAGATCAACATATTATTGCTTCAATTACTCCAAATCCATTAAAACAATCCAGAGGTTTAACGGTATGGAATAAATGGTCTGACCCAACTATTAGTAATAGGGAAGCAGCACAAACTAATCAGTATTTTGATCCAGAAACGAATACATGGTCCTCAAAGACATTAAATGAGTTAGGTGCATTCGGATTATTAAATGAAGAAGGCCTAGTATATGCTACATGGGATGAGGATGGGGAACATATAGATCCAATGACCAAGCAAAAAGTTCTGCATAAAGCTGGAGAATGGAAAACTGATGAATTTGGTAACTTCTACGCTGAAAAGGCAGGAAATAAAGAAAACTTAAACAAACAATTTGTTACTTGGTCTGAGGTTCTTACAGATGATAATAGTGCATGGAACAAAATTGACATCTTTGATTCTGACAGTCTTGATTCAAATATCCCAAGAACAATTTTACGTGCTGCAGTTATTGGAGGTTCTTTATTAATTCCATATGTAGGTCCCACTATTGCATATATTTCAGCAGCAGTAAATCTTACTAGAGTAATGCCCCAAATATTAAAGACCTTTACCTCTTTCTTTTCGGAAGATGTACAGTTTGATACTTTAAATAGGTGGGATAATAATATGAGAAAATTTGGAAGGTCTACTTCCGATTATGCTCAAGACCATTTCTTTAGTTTTGAAAATATTATGGATCTAGCAGTAGATTCATTTATGCAATTAAGACAACAAAGATTAATTGCTGAAATCCCAAAAAGGCTGGGAATGCTAAAGAAAGCAGAAAAATCTGCAGAAACAGCTACTTTAACAACATTATTATCAGGAGATTCTGAAAGAATAGCATACTTAAAAAGTAATCCTGAAGTATTGAATGCTTTAGTTAAGGCCAGTCCTATATATAGAAATGCAGAAAAAGTTATTAATAATGCAACTAAAGTGAGCACAGCAATTAGCCGTGCTTATCTGATAGCTACTTCTACTGAAGATACTTATAATCTTGCACGCAGTTATGGATTTGATACCCAAACTTCATCCATGATTTCTTTAGGAACTTATATAG